GTTGTTATTTTCCACAACAAGTAGAGCATCATTATATTTAGTCCCTAACTCTATAAGAAAGTTTCCAAACTCGGTTGTTCCTAACTGACCTTTATATTCAGCAACCTGTTCCATACCTTCTATATCAAAAACTTGAGCGGCTGAATAATCCGTTCCATCTCCACGAGCTACGTCAGCACATATTAAATAATTCTTATCATAATTTGGATAATCCCATATCCATAAATTTCTATCAAACCCACTTTTCTCGTTTGGTTCACAACATACATTTTGTTTATACCATTCCAATATAGCAGGATCAACAACAGAACGACCAGAACTTAAGAAGTCAGCATCACATTCTTGAGCTGCCTTACTTGGTCCTAATATCTTATCTTGTTCTATTCTCCAACTTTCGTCTCTTTCAGGATGGTCTGTCCAATGGAGTTTAACAGTATTAAATTTATTTATACCATCTGTCGCATCCATCCAAGTTTTATGAAACCAATTACCCACACCATTAGGTGTGGATATAGCAATACACTTACCACCAGTAGCAAGTGTCTGTTGAGCAGCAGTCCATATCGTATCAATTCTATCAATGAAAGCAGCCTCATCTAAGATTAATAGAGATAGTGCCTCAGAACGACCAGCAGATTCATTAGAAGCAATTGCCTTTATCTGTGAACCATTCTTGAACACTAACGATAATTTATTGTTTTCAACAATAGCAGTTTTTAACCATTGTGGTAGTCCTTCATACATCACACGAACTTTTGTTACCAAGTTTTTTGCAGTATCTTTTGCAGTAGCAATACATAAAATGTTTTTGTCTGCATTAAACAACATCATCCATAATGAATAAGCAGCTGTTAGAGTTGATATACCTAACTGACGAGATTTTAGTATGACGTTATAGTCGTGTTCGGCGTACTCATCTAACACATCATACTGATAAGGATAAAGTTTGAACTTTATCTTACCCCTCTGAGGATGTTGTATTACACAAAACTCATTAATAAAATATGAAGGATCTTTAGCACACTTTAAATAATTTTGTTTTATAGCTTGTTTTAAGTTACTCATTTTCTATGTTCGTGATTAGCGATAGCATTTGCCACAGTTTTATCAAAAGCACCATCGGATTCTTTTATATTTTTCATTTCAGATTCATATTCAGCAAGCACAGATTCCCATCTTTTAGTTTCCATATCTTTAACCCAATCTTCCCACTTACCTTCTCTTTTTAATTTCATCTCAAAATCTATCTGACAATATTTACATCTTCCCATACGGTCATAAGTTTGTTGGTCGATTGTTTTTAAAATTAACTTTTCACAATCATTACACTTGTCAAATCCTCTTGGTGGTACTTTTGTAATTTGTTTTCTTTTACCACCTGTCATAACCCAACTACGACCACGAGCATCTGTCCACTCTTCGCCTTCTTTTCTCATTTGAAGAGTTTTACCCTCATATCCAGTTTGTATAGGGCGATTATAAATACCCTTTACCATTTTTTTAATTTTTTCTATATTACTCATACCGTAATTTCACCTTCTCTTGTTGTATACCATTTTCTAAATTGTGCTGGAGTTCCAACCGTAACCTTGTTCTCTGGCACTATTTTTAATAACTCTGACTTGTATGATTTAGTGTCACGACTATCGTTTTTAAAATAATAATCATCCCAAACTCTTTTTAAAACAAAACAATCTATTACCTTTGTATTGTAAATTAATATCTCATTCCAATAAGAAGAGTTTTCTTTATTCTTTGTTCTCATATTATCTTGTACTTTATTCTTGTGTTTTTTTAACAAAGCATTTGTAGTATCAATATATTTTTTAATATGTTTTTGAACTATAGGTCCTAATTTTTTCTTGATTATTTCCGTTTGTTGAGTAAATCGTAAATCTTTGTTTTTAGGATCATCTTCAACTTCATCTACGATTTCTTGTTCTATATCTCTCCATTCACCATAATCAGGTAATTTAGCTTTCCTAATAGCTTTTCTTACAACATCATTACCACCAAATATATGATATCCTTGTACCCACCTACGACCAGTTCTATCTGGCACGGTATCAAAATCTTCAGCTTTACGACCTAATAGTAATCCTTCAACATAAAAAACCACACCACCACTACCAGTCTGAACACCTCGACCTTTTGCTAATCCTGATGATTTGTTAGCTTTGGTAAATGTTGATATTGATTTTTTCTTACCAAGTATTTTTGATACACTTTCTATGTTGTGTGGGCTAGTAGAATGAAAAGCATTTACAGGTATTTTTCCAAATAAATTTTCTATTTGTTTTGGATATAAAGGAACATAATTTTGAGTCAATGTCCATTGTAAAGCATCTCTTGTATGTGCTGGATACCATTCATCATGTTTCATGGGTGTCATGGCATAAATTTCGTTTATTAAATCTTTTAACTTAACCATTAGAAGAACATCAAACCTGTTATTTGATTAATAGGAGCAAAAGCACCTGTAAATTTATAAACACTTCCATTGTATTTAAAGACAATTCCCTCTGTCGGAACAACAGCATCAAATCCACCAATAGCATTTAATCTATCCAATTGTACTTTTAATCTATTTAATTTTTTTAAATCACCACCACCTTTTACAGCTTTAATTGCAGTTTTGAGTTTCTTTCTCATGTTCTGAACTGACTTTGCTGGATTAACAGCTAACCACCCATCCATATTCTTTAATATTTCAGCACCGACTTCAAAAAACAATTCTTCAAATGGTTTCATATTATCCTTAACCATTCTGTTTTTATCCACCTTATCTGTAGTTAACACCCAATCTAAAAATTTAGGATGTTTTTTCAAGTCTTTTTTTATCATAGGTATAGTATATGATTTATCAAAAAATGCCCATCGTTTAGTTAAGTTAACTAAAATTTTATTTGTAATTTTAAAGTTAAATTGTTTACTCGCATTAAAAATAAATTCTTCCCAATACATCTGATGATATAGAGCAAAGGTATCATCGTCTTTTAGAGCATATTCATTTTGTAATTTTTGTAATCTACCAATGTATTTATCTTTCATCTTTCCAAAATCTTGATGTTTTGGAACTTTAACAAAGTTTGGTTTGGATATCTTATAGTGTTTTTGAACATGTTGGTTGACTTGTTTTATCATACCTTGTAGCATTCTAGCACTACCTTTAGCTTGTCCGATTACCCTACCACTATCATCATATTCCATCGCACCATGAAAAATTAATTCTGTAATATCATAATTCACAACATTCTCACTGGCAGGCCACATAACTTCTAAACTCATGAACTTACTACCTTGACCAAATATCTTGTCTTGTTGTTTTGTAGATAAAGCACCGATTGCTTTTGTCAAATCTCTCATAGCATAAACGAAAGCATCTCTAATGGCACCACGACCTTTAAACTTTCTCTCTACAGCTTTTATATCTAAGGCAGTCTCACCTTTGTTTTTTAAATGACCTTTGTTACGAGCAGCAATTAACTTACCATCTCTCCAACTCACCATTAAATTTTGACCATCAGTTTTTTCAGTAACATTATCCTCTCTGTTTAACTGACCACTTAATCCTAATTCAATGATTTTCTTTAAATCACCAAATGTTAAATCTTTGTCATCAAAAGGATGACTCATGTGTCCGTATGCTCCTCCCATTAATAATAACTCCTTACCGTTTCTTGGTAAATCACTTGTAAGTGATAAAACTTCTTTTACAATTTCTAAATCATCATGTTGTTCATTTCCCCTATCCTTATCTACTGGATCTGGCTCTTCATCAGCAACTACTTTTAATGTTTTTGGTGAATCTTTAATGACCGCTCCCCTCTCTCTTTTCATAGGATCTCTATACTCATATTCTTGATTAGATAAAATCATATCAATATGGTCTAACCATTTATTCCAAAGTTCACTTCCAACTAAATCTATTTCACTTCCAGCTGCAGGTTCTTTTACACCAGCAGGTCCGTATGATACTGAACCAATAGGTCCGTTAGGATACACATTATCTTTTACATAATCAAAATCTTGACTATAATAAGCATTGTCATCAACTAATTCTTTAGCAATTTCCCATCCTAATTTACCAGCCTCTAATTCACCCCTTTTACGATATCCAGATAAACTCGAAAACATTGAAGGTCCATCATCCGTATCAACACTATTTATTTGACTACTTTCAAAAAGACCAAGATAAACTTCGTATAACTTTCTAAACTTATTTGTCATCATATTATACAAACCTTTATCGAAATATCCAAATGTTTTTTTGAAAAACTTTTGTCTTTCTTTACCATCTATATTTGGATTACCTAACATATCTCTTGTTTTAGTTCCACTTATATTTCCAAATTGTGGAGCAGTAACAAAATATCCATGTTCTTCAAATCCTCGTATATCACCTTTACTCTTTTTATAATCTTGATAATAAGTCTTACCACCATCTTTCTTTGTACCACCTTTTAATCTACCAGCATCTTTTTGACCAAATGCGTATACAACTGCCGTAGTTTCAGAATCGAACTTTTTAAGTAGATTGTCTGCTACATATGGTGTCTTTTCTTGAACGATACGATTCTTTGGAATACCCACCTTTACCATGTGACGAACCTTTTCTTTAAAGTTCATTGGATGTCTTGGTGGTTTCTTTATATTAGATGTGGTTATATAAGCTTCATCAACTTGTTTAGCTAACCACTTATATGTAGCAAGATGACCTGAATGAAAGGGTTGAAATCTACCACCGAATACACCGATAGTTTTTTTAATTTTAGTTGGTTGTTCATTTACTTTTTTGTAACCACTACCATAAGGAACTGAAGTGTGTCCTTTCTTTTTCATCTTCTTTATCTTAGAAAGTTTAGAACCACCCTTGATAGTTCCATCACCAGCAACGATACCACCTATATCTTCAACAATAGGTTTAGTTATTTCTTCTATTAGTTTCTTTAAACTCATATGTTCAATTCCAATATTTGTCTCATTCTATCTTCTATCGGTCTTGGCAAACTCTTTACATCATAATAACCAAACTCAGAATGTTCATGGTCTAATGTAGGTTCAGGCTTACCATCCATTTCTGCTTTATATAACTTGCAAAAACGATTGTACTTTCCATCTTTTATCGTACCTAAATATACTAAACTTTTAGGGTTAATGTCAAGCATTGTTTCTTCTTTTAATTCACGAGCAGCACCTTCACGAAAAGTTTCACCTTTTTCAACACCACCCATCGGAACAGACCAAAAGTTTGGGTACTTACCAGCAGTTTCGGAACGTTTTACTAAAAGAATCTGACCTTCAGATACAATAGCAACACCACCTACTCTTCGTGGTGGTTTAGTTAAATGAAAATCTCTTTCGTTTAGTAAATCTTTTAATTTTGGTATAGACATAGATATTCTCCTACATCTATAAATATATGAGTTTCAAAAGAACTATACTTCTAATGCTCTTCTAAACCAACCAAAGTAAAATTTTTCTAAGTCTGGTTTACGAGTTACCAAATCAGCGTAATACTTGACACGATATGCACGAACTCTATCTAACTCGACACCTTTCATAGCACCAATCGTTTTAGGTCCTAATCCACCATCTACTTTAAGTCCAGCACCTTTCGCATTAGCAGATTGTTGTAAGATTTTTACAGCCCTACCTCTACCTTGATTTACACACATATCAAAATAAATGTGACGTAAGTCTTCTGATAAAGATTCTACTTTATTACCATCCCAATATACTTCTTTGTATATTTTTTTAGCACCATCTTTTGTTAAATTTTTTATATCCACGTCAGGATGACTTCTTTTAGCTATACCAAAATTAGTTTCCCCACCAGGATCTTTCGGGTCGTTTACATAACCACCCTCATGTTCTAATACGACTTCGATTATGTCATCGAACTCTGTAAGGATTTTATTGTTTGTCATTGTTTTACCTCTTTCAACATTATTGAATATTTTTTACCAGTTTTGTTGTTAATTAAATAAATATCTTCCTCTCCCTCTTGTAGTGTCCAATTACCAGTTGTACCATCCACATCATTTCCTTCAGTTCCTTCATTTGATAATTGTAAGTCAGCAGAATGTATGTTAGCCCATCGTTTTGATGGTGAACCTAAGTCTGAAGAATTGTCTGCATTTGGTAAAAGATTACCAGTAATACTAACAACTCCACCACCACTACCAGAAACTACCATTAGATTTGTAGAGCCTGAAACAACACTAAAGTGAGTATCAGGTCTTCTTAGTAGATTTACAATGTTGTTAGTTGAAGCATTAGAACCACCAGTTATTTGTATTGTTGTGCCATTTAGTTGTAAGTATGGCATAGCTTCACTTTGTTTATATATTCTATTTGCGTTTCCTACAACTATTCCACCAAAGACCGAATAAGATGAAGCGTTAATATTTCCTGTAACATCTAATTCGTATGTTGAATCTAAACTTGTTTGACCTATAGCAATCCTATCGGAGAATACAGCAGTTGGACTTAAAGTGTGTCCAAATGAACCTGTTGAGATTGCTGAACCACTTATTGTACTTCCTTTTAATTGAAAAAGTAATGGTGTAGATTCAGGATGAATAATCATAGAACCTGTGGATTTAGCTCCAAACTGATTATGAAATTTAACTCCGAAGTTTCCATTGTTTCCACCAGGTCTGTATGCTGTAGCAAAAACACTTGTGTGAGTTGAACCATATGTTAAAAATCCAAAACCACCCATATCACTAACACCACTACCGTCAGCAGGTGAAGTAGCACCAGCTAATATTCTAGTAGTTCCTACTTGAGAAAATATCTGTGGTTCATTACCAGACATCAACTGCAGTGATGCTCCACCTCCAGATTTATCTAAAGTAAAATTTCTAGCAGTAATAGCTCCATCAAGAGCAGTTCTCCATACGGTACTATAACTATCATTTGGA